AATCACTTGATCTGGACATACAAACCATGATCGTGGTTCTATTACAGTTTGCCCTTGAGTTAGTCTTCAAACATTCATTCAATACACAGGATGCTTTGAGTACTATATCCGGGATACTACTTGCAAAGCTAGAAAGCGGTGAGATAGATCCAGACATAGTAGAAAGGATGTTTGACTTCTATGAAGTGCAGAATGGATCTATACATTAATGAATCCATACAAGATAGAAGGTCCCGCCCTAATTAGTTTTAGCGGTGGTAGAACTTCTGCTTATATGTTGTATCAAATATTACAAGCACATGATGGAACTTTACCTGATGATGTTTATGTAACTTTTGCTAACACCGGGAAGGAAGTGCCAGAGACTTTAGACTTTATTAAAGATTGCTCAGACCGTTGGAATGTAAAAGTACATTGGTTAGAGATGCGTATCTTTGACGAGAAACCTATATACAGAACAGAGGAAGTAACTTACGAAACTGCATCTAGAAATGGAGAACCCTTTGCTGCTTTGATTGATAGAAAAAAAATGCTACCAAACCCTTTGGTTAGATTTTGCACGACTGAATTAAAGATCCAGGTAATGAAAAGATTTATGAAAGAAAAAGGTTACAAAGAATGGTACAACGTAGTTGGCCTTAGATATGATGAGCCAAGAAGAGTTGGCAGTCAGAAATCAGCGAATGAAAGAGATATTAATCCTTGGGAATCATTGATGCCTTTGTACGATGCTAAAGCTATGGTCGAAGATGTTTTTAAATTTTGGAAAAACAGTGACTTTGATTTGAATTTACCTAATCACGGTGGTAAAACTTTAGCTGGAAACTGTGACCTTTGCTTCTTAAAAGGAATGAAAACCACCAACTTATTATTAAAAGAGAAGCCTGATCTTGCAAATTGGTGGATAGAGCAAGAAGAAAAGATAGCTAGATCAGCACGAGATGTACTTGGAAGAGAGGTTAGTACAGCTACGTTTAGGAAAGATAGACCTCCGTACATACAGTTAGTTGATATATCTAAACAGCCAGAACCAATGGAAGATATGTTTGCAGACGACAGTTCAATGAGTTGTTTTTGTCACGATTAAATGAAATTAAGATACTACCAAAGGGATGCAATCAACTCCCTACACCATTGGTTTGAAACCAAACCAGCTAACGAACATGCTCTAATTGCATTACCCACCGCAGCCGGGAAGACGATTATCTTCTCTCACTTCATTAAAGAAGTGTTGGCTAAAGATCCTGGAGCTAGGTTTATTGTCTTAGCACACAGAAAAGAATTAGTAGATCAAGCAGAAAAGAAACTTAAGTCTGTATGGCCTGATGCCCCGGTCGGTGTATTAGCAGCTGGACTGAAACGCTTTGAGCATGATGCACAGATACTGATAGCCAGCAGAGATACATTGGCTTCACCCAAAAGACTAGCCAAGGTTGGCAAGTTTGACTACATGATTATAGATGAGGCACACAACGTACCGCCTACATCACACACCAGGTATCAAAAGATTATCACTGAGTTATCTGATCGTGGAGACATGAAGGTTATGGGTTGCACTGCAACACCATACAGAATGGGTCAAGGATACATATACGGCAAGCGTAAGGATCATTTCTTTAGAGGTCTAGCCTATACCGTATCTATACCTGAATTGATCAGAGAGGGCTATTTATGTAGGCTCTCTGCCTATGCTGTAAACGACAAGGCTATTATCGATGCTGGATCTGTCAGCTTGAAGTTTAAGAATGGAGACTTTAGAGAGAAGGAACTAGAAGAAGTGGCTATGGTAGATGAGACCATAGTAGAGGTGGTAAGTGATTGGATTGATAACGCTTACACCAAAGGCAGAACGGCAACAGTATTCTTTTGTGTATCAGTCTTACATGCCGAGAAGATGACACAGTATCTAAAGCAGTATGGTATCAGCTCCGCTGTTATTACCGGGGAGACACCTAGCAAGGAGCGCAGTCAAACGCTTGCTGACTTTGAGTCTGGCAAGATCCATGCGCTTTGTAACGTTGGTGTCCTGACAGAAGGATGGGATGCCCCCAGGACAGACTGCATAGCATTACTTAGACCAACACAAAGCGTAGGACTATACGTGCAGATGTGCGGTAGAGGGATGAGGATCCACGAAGATAAGAACAACTGCTTGCTTCTGGACTACGGAGAGAACGTTGCTAGACATGGATGCTTGGATGAAGTATCGCCCGGAGCTACTGAAAACAGATATCATCCTAAGATATGTGCATCTTGGAATACGATCAACTCACCATCAGCTAAAGAATGTATTGAATGCGGACAAGTCTTTGAGGCAAAACAAACTAAATCTTTGTGGACTAAGAAAGAAAGAGAGGTAGCCAGAAGAACTAAAGCAGAGAAGCAAGCTGTACTTTCAGATGAGAGGGCTAAGTCTAAGCCTGTATTCAAACCTGTAACAGATATATTTGCTAAAGTAACTAAGTCTAAGAACGGCAGTGAATACTGTCAGGTGATCTTTACAGTAGGCAATGAGTTCTTTCCTAAGAAGATGCCCCTTATGTTTGGACACCCCACCGCACACAACATGGCCGTGCGTAAATGGAAAAAGATTACCAATGAATGGGGATCTCCAAAGCAAGCATGGATGGCTGCTGAATTAATAAACAATGGAGCCTTTGATTCTATATCTGAGATAGCTATTCAAAAGCAAGGTCAGTATGAGAATGTCATTGGTATCAGAAACAAAAAGAATGAGAGAATAAAACTATGACAATCGTTCATGACTTACTAGATCAGGTTGAACTAGACGAGGAGAGACACCAAAGGTTTTACTTAGGTATCAGTGGGATTGGTAATCCTAACCAGCGTTTAGTCTGGATGCGTTACCGTTGGTTGATGCCAGATGATTGGGAGCCTAGAGTGTTGCGTTTGTTAGATCTAGGTAACGTTGTAGAAGATGACCTTATTAAGAAGCTTAGAAAGATACCTGGTGCGAAGATCTATGACGTAGATAAGAATGGTAAGCAGTTTAAAACTAAAGCCCTAGGAGGGCACGTTAAAGGCCATATAGACGGTGTAGCAAGTAACCTTCCGGGGCTAGATCAAGAGAACCCATATCTACTAGAGTTCAAGACAGCTAACGACAATCGCTTTAACAATCTAAACAAGCTAGGAAGTTACTGCGAGTGGTCTGATGAGTACGCTGCTCAGTTACATTTATACATGGGTTTGTTTAAGTTCAAACATGCCATAGCTATCGTATACAACAAGAACAACTCAGATTTATATACTGAGATTGTAGAGTTTGATAGAGATCTATTTGATATATTGATGGATAAAGCCAAGAACGTTTTACTATCTGAGTCACCACCAGAGAACTACATACCTGAGACTGACTATCGCATCCGCAGTTACATGACCCCGGCTCAACAANCTTCTTACTTGGGTAGAGCATTGCCCGCGAAGATCCACTGTCGCTCATGTCGGTTCGCAAAAGTAGATATAGATAAAGAAGATGCTCACTGGCATTGCACTCAGCACGACAAGAAGATCAACACAGACCGTCAGACTAAAGGATGTAATCGTCACAACTATATTCCAGAACTAATACCAGCTACGCTCATAGAGAAGGACGAAGACATCGTTGTGTATGAGAAGGATGACTTTAGATTCGTTAACGTACCAGCCAACAAACACTCTGAGGACAATAACTTTTATTCTAGTGAAGAACTAATACAAGTGGTCAACTCTGGGTTTCCTATGGATATACTGAAGAAAGCTGAGTGGATTAAGAAATGCCTACAAGGAACGATAGTAAAGATTAAGCCTTGGGTTGAGACGGGAGTTCCGTTTTAGTTATCTCTAGCTCGCACCTTGGATTGTCCTTATCCACACCACCAAATATATACACCACCTGTTTGATCTGATTGAAGCTGTCGTCTTCCAGGATCTCAGCCTTAACCAAAGCATCACACGCAAACTTATCTATGATGGAACAAGGGTTACTTATATCTAGTCTTCTGTTGCTTCTAGCATAGTAAGTATAGGTCAAAGTAACTGGCTCAGAGAAACCATCAAACTCTTCTAGTCTGGGTACAAGTTCATCTGAGTAAAGCTTTTTAGCTGTGGATAACACCCGGTAATGAGCGTTGCGGTAGTTGTTGAGGTTAAGGATAAACTTTTTTTTCTTTGAGTAGTATATCTCTAACGGTAAATCTATTTTCAAACTTAAGATGATCCTTTAAGTAATTTATTTATTTCCTCCTCTCTGAGAACATTTGATGCTGTTCTAACAGATGGGCTTGAGGATTCTACACCAGGTCTTATGAATTGTCCTTGTAAACCTTGTCTTAAATCTCGTCTAAGTCCTGACAACTGTGATCTTGGAACTGGTTGTCTAGCCTTTCCTTCAGTAGCTCTTCTTGCGAATTGCAACACCTCTGGATTTACATCCATAGGTTTAAATATTCCTCTCATAACCAAACTTCTGTCAGCAACTTTAGCAACTTTTAATTGTCTTCTAATCTCCGTCTCAGTTAACCCAAGAGAACGTGCATCTTCAATTGCATTGTAAAGATCTCTTAAAGATGTATATCTGTTTTCATTGGTATTAATATATCCTTGTACAAAAGTCTCCGCATCTT